GGCCCGCGCTACGCAAAACAGTCGCTTCTCGAAGAACAACGGATGTTTGAAAGGATGAAGTAAATGGCTACTCCTCAATTTGGAAATCTAGAACAGCAGGCCACGCAGCGGATCAACCCGTTACTCAAGGGGTTGTCGATGCTTACCGGAGGAATTGCCGGCGAACTCACCGGGACCAACGAGCAGATCCGTCAGCAGCGGGCCGCTCGCAGGGCTCTGCTTCAAGAGGAACTCCAGAAGCGGGACGAGCAACGAGCCCTTGAGAGACAGTTGATGATTAACGCGCTCCAGCAGAACGTTGGACAGCTTGAGGGAGCTACGTTCGAGGAGAGGATGGCCGACTTCCAGAAGAAGCGGCTCCGTCAGGAGATCGCAGGGCAGCAGGGTCGAATCTTTGGGTTGGGGCAATCAATCGGTCCTTCGCCTTACGAAGCCGAACCGACCTTCCAAGCCGGAATGGCCAAGGGACAGGTCGAGCTTGCCGAGAAGAAGGCGATGGCTGGTGCCGAAGAGGAAATCCAGCGTCCTTCGCTGGAAGCCCAGCTTCGTGGATTCGGAGCGACTCCTCGCACTGGTGCGCCCACCGGAGAACTCCGAGGCCAGCTTGAGCGTATCCGCATGGAGACCCAGAGCAGGATTCCTGTCGAAAGCAGGGCTTCTCAAGCAAAGGCTGAACTTACTGCTTTGCAGGGAATGGGCTTTGTTCCTAGCCCGATGAACATTGAGTCGCTTACTCCAGAGCAGGCGATTGCCCAAGCCGACATTTACGGTCGAAAGTATCAGCAGGAATCCTACGTCGGAGCTTTTGATCGGAAGGCAAAAGCTGAACGCAAGGCGATCGATGAGTTCAATGTCGAGGCTGGCAAAGACTCCCCCGATCAGACCAAGCTCAAGACCCTGTTCTATGATCTCCCGACGGATGCTCAGAAAGACGCTCGCAACCGCATGATTGCCGGTGTCACTCAGGCTCCTACGCCAAAGGAACGCGAATCGCTGGTCAAATACCGGGAGATGCTCGGTGGAGCGCAAAACCTTGCGACATCTCTGTCGTCTCTGGCTGGATCCGAGAACCTAGCGAAGGTTTCTCAGGACAACTTCAACGGATTCCAAAGCTGGTTGCGCGGAATCAAAAACAAGTACGGAGCCGAGGATTCTCGACTCAGAACCATCAACGACATCGTTCAGCAGTTCGAGGCTGTCGTCGCAGGAAAGCGCAAAGATTTGTTCGGTGCTTCGCTCACCGGCAACGAGCTTGAATCTGCTAGGCAGCAATTCGCTGATCCCAAGTCGGCCAACTTCCTGCCGCGCATGGTTCAGTTCCTCGACGGAGTGTTCAGCCGCGATGTGGTCAACGAGGACTACAAGCAGTTCGGTATCCAGGTTCCTGCGGAACTCGAGAAGACTGTTCAAGACGCCCGCCAGAAATGGCTCACGACTCGTGAGCAACTCAACTTTGGGAATCTGGGTGGGACTCGCAGAGGGTTGTCGAACGAGGAGTCAGCAAGACTCAGGCAGCTCCAACAGAAGAGGGCTCAACAGTAATTTATTTGTATGCCACTTACCGCTGCTGAAGAGGCCGAATTGGCCCAACTCGAAGCTAAACTTGCCGGTTCTCAAGCGGCAGAGCCGCAGCTTACGGAAGAGGAACAACAGCGCAGGATTGCGATGGCCACTGCCGCTGCCCGTGCTGGTGGCGGTGGATTCATTACTCCTCCGCTTCAGCCTGCGGCTTTTACTTCCGAAGAAGTGGTTCCAGCACTTCTCCGCTACGGCGTCCCGCTTGGTGCCGGGTTGGCCACGGGTCCGGTCGGTGGACTCGCAGCTCTTGCCAGAACCGCAGCAATCACGGGCGGGGCCGCTGGCCTAGGAGAAGCCGGCGCGCAGACCGTTGAAAGGGTTGCCGAGGACAAAGAGTATCGACGCGGAGAAATCTTGGGCGCGACGATCCGTGGTGCTGCTCCGCTCATCAGCCGTGCCCCCATCAAGACCATCCTCGCTGCCGGAGGAGCAGGCGTGGCAGGAGGCGCAGCCGAAGGGAAGACGGGTGGGATGGAGATGGCCGGTGAGTTCGTAAAATCCGCTGCACCGGTCGGGTTCCTTCAAGGGCTTTCAGCAGGATCAAGGGCTCTCGGAGAGTTCGTCCAAGGCGGAATGCAGCGGGCATCGGAGGTGGAAAGAATCGGACCCGGAGTTCAAGCCACCATCGGTCAGGCATTCCCCGAGTTTGCCGGCCTGGAATCTCGCGTTGCGGCCCAGACAGGAAGCCAAGAGCTTCGCAAACAGCTCCAAGACCAGTCTCAGGCCATTGCGAGAGCTGTCCAAGGGGTCATGGGGGTTCCTGCTGAGAACTATCCGAATCTGGTCAACAGGATCGCCCAGACAATCGGGGATCTCGGACCAGAAACCGGCGCACGACTGGCCAACGAAGCGCAGAATGTCACCTCTGCATTCGGTGCCGTCGAAAAGGCGCGTTCAGAAGCCCAGAAGAGCCTCGCTCAAGACGCTCTCAAGGAAGCCCAGCAAGCGTTCCAGAAGGCCATCGAGGTCGAAACCCTCAAGGGTGGAATCCGTGGCGGAGGCGTTCGCCAGTATCAGCCAGCGACCATGGGTGCAGAGGTCGAGGATGTCATCCAAAGCACCAAGAAAGCGTTCACAGATCGATCCGCTGAACTCTACCAACCGGTCAAACAATTCGAGAACACGCCAGCATTCGATCTCGGCCTCCCAGCAGGCCAGAACGTAGGGTCTGTCGAGGACGAGATCCTTGGCCTGCTCAACAAGTATCCCGCACTCCAAACCGGAGAGCAGAGCCGTGTCTTCACCCCGTATCTTCGCAAGCTCGAAGAGATCCTTGCCAGCAAGACACCGGCCTCATTGAACGACCTCAGGGCAATCCGAGACCAGCTCTACGACGCTTCCGATGTCGCTGGCCAAGCGTTCGGTACGGCTGCGAAGCGCGACATCCGCAACGTCGCCAAGCGGATCACCCAAACCATCGACTTCCAAGCCCCGTACTTCCTAGGGCAGCCCGAGGCTCTTGCTCTCAAGGAAGCCAATGCTTTCTACAGCCAGTTCCGGCCAAGGTTCGACGAGTTCGGAGTCGTCCAAGCCTTCAAGCCGGGAACCATGGAGACCGGCCAGATGGCTGAGATGTTCACGGGCCGTGTCGCTCGCCAAGGAACCGAAACTCCAGGCTTCGCAAATCCCTACACGCTGCTGCAAGACCTCAGAAAAGCGAACGTCGCCAACGTGCCAGCCCCGGAGCGTTTGGCCGACATCACTCGGTCAGGAATCGTCGATCGATCCATTGATCCCGTCACAGGAGATGTCGATCTTTTGAAGCTCGCTGGCGATCTCAACAGCATTTCAAAACAGGGCGGCGGCGGATTGCAGCAGCTTGGCTTCGGAACCAAGCGGGAACTCGATCGCTTCGTCCAATACGTCCAGAAACTCGACCCAGCTCAGGCGAAAGGCCCTGAGGCAGTTCTGGAACTCCTCAAGACTGGCACCCCCGCTGGCTTCGCGGTCGCTTCTCGCGCCGTCCGCACCCTGCCCGACCTCGCAACGGTCGATTCGGTCATCAAGACCCTCGAAAAGCAGGCCGTGGCAGGCTCCAAGGTTGCCGAAAACACCCTGCTGAACATCAGGGCGCGTGAAATCGAGGACTTGCTCCTCAAAGCAAGCTCCGAAGGCCGCGTGGCGAACCTCGGATCACTCACCGAGCTGGCCGATCCAGCCATGCGAGACAACGTGGAACGAATCATCGGAAGAAACCTGATGAACCAGATCGATTCGACGTTCATCCCAGGATTCCGAGTCATCGAGGAGGCTCGACAGGCTGCTGGAATGGCCGGATCTACGGTCCGAGGTGCCGCGCTCGAACGGGTTGGACGCGCAGTCGTTCAAGCCCCCACCCAGATCGCCACGGGCAACGTCACGCAGGGAATCCAGAACATGCTCGGAAACGCTGCGGCGGCTCTCGGCTACTCCGCAGTGGCCAAGGTGTTCGCCAAGGGTGCCGGAGTGACGGGTCTCCGAAAACGTCAGGATTTCCTCAAGGATTTGGAGAAAATCGCAGGCGCTCCGCAGCCGCAGCAGATCGAACTCCTGCGCCGATACATCGGCGAGGATTCACGCGAGGAATAATTTCAACATTTTCCTTGCGGCAGAGTACGACACGGTGCAACATCTGCCCCGTGAGCGTAAAACTCCTCTCAACGAAGCAGATCGCCACTGCTCTCGGGGTCCACCCCGAGACCGTGCGCCGATGGATCCGTTCGGGGCGGCTCCCAGCGATGAAGGCCACCAGCCAAGTCATCCGGGTCCGCTCCGATGTGGTCGAGCAGATGCTCCGCAATCAACAAGACAAACAATGAACGCAATCGCAACGACAACGCAGCCATCATCCGAGATGTACGACAAGATCTCGGACCCCATCACCGCCATCGAGAAGATGGGCGAGTGGATCGCATCATCCGGCATGCTCGGATGCACCAAGGTCGAGCAGGGCAAACTCATCGCGTGGCAGTGCGCCGCCGAGAAGAAGACCCCGTTCGACTTCAAGCGCGAGTACCACATCATCAACGGATCCTTGAGCATGCGCTCCGATGCCATGCTCGCCGGATACCGTGTTCGCGGAGGCAAAGTCCTCTGGAAGCAGTTCGACTCGAAAGCCGCCATCGCCATCTGGAAGTACGATGGCAACGAGTGCGAGATCGGCTTCACCGAGAACGATGCCCGCACCGCTGGCCTACTCCCAGCCAAGCCGGGTTCCGGGTGGGCCAAGGATCCGTCCGCCATGCTCCGCGCCCGCTGCATCTCCAAGGCAGTCCGCATGCTCGCGCCCGAGGTCGTCGCCGGGATCTACACCCCGGAGGAAACCGAGGACTTCCAGCCCGCTCCTTCGGAGGTCGCAGTCACACCGGCCAAGTCCTTCGACATCACCTCCAAACTCGAAGAGCTTTTCGAGTCACGCGAGACCGAGGTGAACCAACTCCTCATCGGTGCCGGACGAATCAAGGAAGGTCAGACCTTCCGAGACATCGACGACGTGACCGCTTCCAAGTACATCAAGCGGCCCGACCTCATCCTCTCCAAGCTCCCGGCTCCCGCCGTCGAGACCACCGTGGAGGTCGCACCGTGAAGTTCAAACAGATGGCGGCAGCGGATTACCACGCCCGACGCGCTCTCTCCAAGTCTGGCCTCGACCAGTTCCGCAAGTCGCCAGCCCACTTCCGCGCATGGCAGGACGGTGATGCCAAGCAGGAGTCCACTCCTGCCATGGAGTTCGGCACCGCCGCTCACATGGCTGTCCTTGAGCCAGAACTGTTCATCCAGAAGTACAAGCCGTTCAACGGGGACAAGCGCACCAAGGAAGGCAAGGCCATCTGGCAGGCCATCCTCGACTCAGGCCACACCCCTCTGGCAGCAGAGACTTGGGACTCGATCAACCACCTCGCGGCATCCGTCCACGCACACCCTGCCGCTGCCCAACTCATCCACCGCATCGAGCCAGAGACCTCTTGGTTCGACAACTGGAACGGCATCGAGGTCAAAGCCCGACTCGATGGCATCGGAGACGATTACATCATCGACCTCAAGACCACCCAGGACGCATCGCCATCGGCGTTCGCAAAGTCCGTCGCGCAGTTCCGCTACCATGTCCAAGCCGCTTGGTATCAGCGCATCACCTGCATCCGCCGCTTCGTATTCATCGCAGCAGAGAAGGAGCCGCCTTTCGGCATCGCCTGCTACGAGCTTGATCAGCAGGCCATCGACCTCGGCAACGAGATCATCGATGCTCAGCTCGCCACCTTCCGCGAATGCCAAGCCCTCAACTCTTGGCCCTGTTATTCCTCCTCAACCGAAACCCTTTCTCTGCCCGCGTGGGCTTTGAAGAACAACGAAAACCAGTAACACCATGAAGTTCACAGTAGATCGTTCCCAAGCAGAAGTGAAGTCCTTCGCCGGTCCCGGCGAATACACCGTCGTCGTCAACTCCGCCAAGGACGAGGGCCTCGACAAGTACGGCAACCCCGTCGTCACCCTCCGCTACAAGGCTGCCAGCGGCGAGACCGTCAGCGACCGGTTCACCCTCAAGGAAACCCTCATGTGGCGCGTCCAGTCGCTCATCTCCGCCACCGATGCCAACATCGATGACGGCAAGGAGTTCGACTTCTCGGTCCCAGGTGCCTTCCTCGCCTTCCTCCAAGGATTCGTGGGGCTCTCGCTCAACATCGTCCTCGAAGAGGAGAAGTACACCGACAAGAACGGTGCCGAACAGACCACCTTGCGCGTGAAGCGGATGAAGAAGACCCCCGCTGACGAGGCGTTCTGATCCAAAACAAAGCCCCCGGAGGTTCCAGCCTCCGGGGGTGTGCAATAGAACAAACAAACAAAGCGCAACGAAACGCTATGCACGACAAAGATTCATCACAACAGGAACCCGCGCAAGCGTTCCTTCTGCGCCCTTACCAGCAGAGAGCTGTCGATTGGGCCAATCAGGGCGGAGGTCTCATCATCGCCCCGGCAGGAAGCGGCAAGACACTCATCGCTTCCTCCATCATCAAGCACTATTGCCAATGGCCAGATTGGAGCTTCGGCTGGCTCGCACCTACCCGCGAAACCTGCCAGCAGGCGATTGCTTCGCTCCAAGCTGTGGGCGTTGATCACTCTCGCATCGAGGTCCGGTGCCCCCACGAGTCGGTCGATTTTTCATCCAAGAAAGTCATCATCGTGGACGAGGCAAAGCATGCACCTGCCGAGTCGTGGCGCAGGATCATCGAGTCCTGTAAAGGTATCCGATTCGGCTTCGATGCCACCCCTTGGGGCGATGATTTCAAGCGGAACGAGATCCTCCTCAAGCTCTTTGGAGATAGCGTCTACGAGATCAAGCGCGAGGAGCTGGCAGGAGTTCTGGCCCACGCAACCGTCATGATGTGTTCCGCCACGGACTTCATGATCCAGAAGAAGATCGATGACCACATCGAGAAACTCTTCACCGACCGCAAACGCTACATGCGGATCCGACACGAGGAACTCCGCGCCATGTGCGCTTGGGAAGCCATCACCGACATCGGTATCTGCCAGAACAAGATAAGGAACGACGCCGCCGTGCGATTCGCATCCCTCGATCCTCAGACCCTCGTGCTGGTCCCAAGAGTCACGCTAGGCGAGGACTATGCGCGGAGGATCAGCGGTTCCATCCTCGTCCATTCCAAGATGCCGAAGAAGGCTCGCCGCGCTGCCATGGAAGAGTTCAAGGCTGGCAACATCAAGGCCATGATCGCCACCTCGCTGGCCGACGAGGGACTGGACCTTCCAAACGTCCGCACACTCGTGATGGTGTCCGGTGGCAGGAGCGCACAGAAAACAATCCAGCGGGCCAGCAGGGCTCTGCGTAGATGCGAAGGGAAGGACGAGGCGTTCATCCACGACTTCAAGGACAACTTCCATCCTCTCGCCCAGGCCCACGCCAAGAAGCGGATCAAGTGCTACCAACAACTAGGATGCTCGATCCAATGAACACCGCGCTCACGATCATCTCGATGGCCGCGATCCTCCCGATCTTCACACTCCTCGGAGTCTTCGTAGGCCACAAACTCACCATCAGATCACAGAAGCAACCACCAACCAATGAACCAAACAATCGTAGCCTGTGACCCCGGCGTGAACGGAGGGTTCGCAGTCAAAACACAGGACAGAATCCTCCTGTTCCCAATGCCGGAATCCGTGCCGGACATCCACGAACTCCTCATGGACCTCAAACTCTCAGACTCCCACATCTGGATCGAGAAGGTGCCGAAGTTCGTTTCCAAACTCACCCCGGCCGCAGCCGTCGCCACACTCCACGAGAACTACGGCATCGTCCAAGGACTGGCCTACTCTCAAGGCTACGCACTCCACCGCGTCGAGCCTCGAGTCTGGCAGGAACCACTCGGACTCGGCGGCAGGAAGTCCTGCGCCACCGGCCCGGAATGGAAGCGTAAGCTCAAGGCCAAGGCCCAGGAACTCTACCCCCATCTGGATGTCACCCTCGGCAACGCCGACGCCCTGCTCATCCTGCACTACGCCACCGGAGGGCACCGATGAAAAGGACCGCACCGGAACGGATGATTGCTGACGGAGACGGTGGCTATCACATGACCAAGAACGATGTGGGCCAAGCTTTCAAGGCAGCAAGGAACTACAGGTTCAAAAACGAAACATCAGTCTGGAGAAGGAACAACAAGAAGAAAGGATCGAAGTGAACCGCTTCCTGTTCGGCTTCTCTGTCGGGTGCATTGCCGGAAGCTTCGTGGCAACCGCCATCGAGATGGCCAGTTACCGACTCAAGGTCCGGCAACTGGTGCAGGAGCGGATGGAGGTGGAGGCGGTGATGACCGGCCATGCTGAATGGCGGGAAGGCCAGGACGGAAGGCCGGTGTTCTACTGGAAGGAAAAATGCAGATGAAGGCAACAATGTCATTCCTGCTTGGCGTCTTGGTCGGCGCGTATGCAGCCGGACAAGTCTGGCAGGAGGAAGCAATCAAACGTAAGTTAGCAAAGTGGGAAAATAATCAATTCAAATGGAAGGAATCGAAATGACACGAGAACAAGCAATCAAACCCACCAAGACCATGCGTCCGTGGACTGCGGACGAGGTTCCGCTGGGGGCGTGGTTGCGACACAGCAAGCAAGGCAGGAAAGCTATTATCATGGATGTCACACCCGATCCAAGCATTGGAATCAACGGTTCCTACTTTTCGCCTCAGTTTGTTTTGGCATATTGCGAACACAGCCTCGACGGCGGCAAGACGTGGCTCCCTTGTGGAGTGGAGGAGGAGTCGAAGCCATGAAAACAAAAATTGTAGCGATTACGAAACCCCTTGTTGGTGACGGCGAGATGTCGGCATCCGACTTCATCACCTATTGCGCGAGGGTGAGCAATCCGGCCAATCAGCTCAACACGCTGACAGCGCCGAGGTTGCTGGCCTACTGCATCAAGAACGGCCATTGGAGCATCTTTGAGCAGGCGAGCATGACCGTGGAGATTGTGACGAGCAGGGCGGTTGCTGCTCAGATTCTTAGGCACCGCAGCTTTTGCTTCCAAGAGTACTCGCAGCGTTACGCAACCGCTCTGGAGATGGAGCCTGTGGAGCTGAGGACGCAGGACTTGAAGAATCGTCAAGCGAGCGGTGAGGTGTTCGATCACGAGTGGGCCAAGGCTGCCGTTGAGATCGTGACGAGCCGGTCGTGGGACGTGTATCATAAGCTCATCTCGCATGGTGTGAGTCGTGAGACTGCGCGGATGATTCTTCCGATGTGTACGCAGACGACGATGTACATGACTGGAAGTGTGCGCTCATGGATTCACTACCTTGAGCAGCGGTGTGCGAAGGGAACCCAGAAGGAGCATCGGGAGATTGCCGTGTCGATTCGCGACACGATCTTCAAGGAGCATTTCGGGGATATTTACGATGCGCTTACGGCGATTGAGGAGGAATCGAAATGAGCCCAGAAAAACAAAGAAGGACCATATTGGAAGCGTGTGGGTGGACTGCCAAAGAGGATAAGGATGGATTTTGGAGGGCTGTTGATCGGTCCGGAAACATGACGTACACGCTATGGGTAAGCGAAATGAATGTATGGTCGGCCGGAATGCCCGACGTCCTCGAAGACCTCAACGCTATGCATGAGGCGGAGAAGGTGCTGACAGATGAACAAGACCTAGAGTATTCTGAGGCGTTGGAACAGGTCGTTAAAGGACGATTTGCAACAGCTAACTCCGAAGACATGCGGAGACTTCGATCAGCCACCGCATCCCAACGCGCAGAGGCTTTCCTCCGCACGATTGGCAAATGGGAGGAGGGAAAATGAACCAACCAATCAACGACGGAGGACCGGCGTTTCCGACGGCAACGCTGGCACAGAAAACAGAAGGAGGCATGACCCTCCGCGACTACTTCGCAGCGGCGGCGTTGCAGGGGATACTTAGTGGAGCAGATCGAAGCACGGTGAAGTATCTCGAAAATATGCGATATCCAGCAGGAGAGATGTCGAGTGCTGCCTACAACATCGCCGACGCAATGCTCAAAGCGAGGGAGGCGAAATGAGCAACCATCTTGGTGACACCAACAAAATGGTCAGTGAGACGCCGCGCACAGATGACCGAGCCGTAATCATCGACGGAAACCCGTGGGTCAATGCACCATTCGCTCGCCAACTCGAACGAGAACTCAACGCAGCGAATCAGCGCATCCAGCGGCTGGAGGAGGCTCTAACTTGGTACGAATCCAAAGTGTCAGACTGCAATCGACGCGGACCAGAAGGTGATGCTGCACGGGATGCTCTTGCAAAAGACCTCGGACACAAAGCAAAGGAGGCCAAGCCGTGAGTGATACACCGAGGACGGATGAAGCGCAGTTTGGAACCGGACGTGTGAGTGTCGGTTTCGCCCGCCAGTTGGAACTCGAACTGAACGCCGCCAATGACCGCATCAAGCGGTTGGAGGAGGCCGCAATGATGGCTTTGCATGGATGCTACAACGGCCCGATGCCGGACCATGTTCGCGATGCTCTTGCGGACGCTATGGAGGCCAAGCCGTGAGCAACCATATTGCCGACGCCAACAAAATGGTCGGTGACACACCGAGGACGACTGATCGGGTGGTATTCATCGACGGAAACCCGTGGGTGAATGCTCCGTTTGCCAGAGGTCTTGAACGCGAACTCAACGCAGCCAACGAACGCATCCAGCGGCTGGAGGATGGAGATGCGGCATTGACCTACAGCATAGGCTTAGACCTTCAGAAGGAGAACGAGGCATTGAAGGCCCGCATCCAACGCCTGGAGGAGGCGGGGGATGCACTCAAAGCAGCAGGGTACTTCGGTGGGTTCGGTGATGCGGTCAACAAATGGATAAAGGTGAGGGAGGACAAGCCGTGAGCGCATCCATCCAATGCGCCAAATGCCTCCGATCCTGTCGCCCGTCAAAGAGCGGCAAGAGCTGGGTCTGCACCATCTGCAAACACCGAGAGAGAATCAAACCATGAGCAAGGAACACGCAACGCAATCCCATCTCTCCAAACTGGAGCAGGAGGTGCAGGAACTGAAGGCCTGCAACGAATACCTCCGGCAGAAGCTCGGGAAGCTCGACGCCCGCATCAGGCACCTGATCCGGCTGGGGCTGGCAACCACACGACCGGAGGCTCTGGACCAATGGCAGGAGGAGGAGGAATTGTGAACATGTCCGTAGCCTTCGTCTACAAACACACAACCACAGGAGAAGTCGTCGTGGTGGACATCGAGCGCGCACGGGAACTCGATGCAGCCAGACCGTACTGGAAGCACGTTTCAACGGTCGATCCAATCGTCATCCTCCAACTCATCGTCAAATCCAACGGCCAGAAGCGGGCCAAGATCATCAGGGAACTCTCAGAGCAACCATGAAACTCAACGAACTACCATTCGATCACCCATCCAGAAACACTCCCATCAAAGACCTCGACGTCCTCATCGTCTGCGCTCACACAGGCTCAAAACAAAACCATCGCACCTGGAAGATAGAAAACAACACCTACAACGAACTTAACTCGTCATGGCAGAACAACTTCTACTTCGTACTCCAAGAACCGACGCCTACGTCGAGTCCTGGCTCAAAGACCGAATAGCCCTCTGGCCAGACTTCGCACGACAACTGGAACGTGAACTCAACGCTCAAATCCATCGGACTCACCAAGGACCAGATCGCCAAGATGCTGGGAACCCAAGTGATGCCAGACCCTCCGAAACCAAAACCACACATCTACCCAGGTCGCAAGATCGACCCGGCAATCACCAAGGCAATCCTCAATGACAAATCAGGGAGAACCGTCCGTGAACTCGCAAAGAAACACGACGTGTCAGTCTACTACGTCTGGTCACTCAAAAACAAACAACGAAACAAATAATCAATGGAAAGAACTCTGTCACGAATTGGCCAACTGCTTGGGATGTGGATGCCAAAAGGAATCCGGCCTGTGCGTCCAATGCCACAAAGCCAACAAACGGTATCGAGCAATACTCACACCACTACAATGAAACTTGAATACGCAATCGAAAGGGTCTCGGAACTCCGAGCCAAAGGACTCACCCTCCAAGCCATCGGCCAACAACTCGGAGTCTCACGCCAACGAGTCCATCAGGTCGCAAAGGCCGACGAAAGACGCAAACAACTCCAAGCCATGTGGAACTACGGCATGAGCCCACGCAACCAACGAATCACCGCAAGCCTCAAACTCACCTCAAAGGACGAACTGATCAACGCCATCAACCAAAAGATCATCACACCCAACATGGTCCCCAACTTCGGACTCAAATCCTATCACGACCTCTGCGCGTGGGCCAACATCACCCCACCAACCGACCTCACCTACCCGCGACGCTGCCCGCATTGCAATGAAACAATCATCCACCCATGACCTCGTGAACGCGCTGAACATCATCTCAGCCGAAATCAATTCACCCGATGGAGTCCCAAACGCCGTCTGCGCCGAGGCAGCCCAACGCCTCATTCACCTGGTCTCTCTCACAGTCCGCCTCTCAGAACACATCCTCAGCAACCCTGTCCATCACCCGAAATGCAACGCCTACAACGGCAACTACTGTAACTGCGTACTGTCGGAGATCAGCTCCATACAAACCAAACCATGAAGACCCCACGACACCTCCAACCATGGTACAATACCCGCCTCCGTGATGCACGGAAACCAGAACCCATGACCGAGGCCGAACGCCTCGCAGCCTCCGAGGAAAACCGACGCATCCTCGCCAACTCAGCCGAGATCGTCGCCGCAGGAATCAGACGAGGCTGGATCTCACACGCGGTCCGAAAGCAACCTATCCCGACATGGATCCCATCGAATACACCAACCGATCAAACCCCTCCGTCATCGTTCATCTGATCGGCCACGCACAGTTCCGACTCGGGGAGATGAAGTCGCCAGTCGTCATCTACAGACGCGGAGACAACACCTACGTCCGACTCGCCTCAGAGTTCCACACAAAGTTCAAGCAACGAAATGAACCCACTCCAACGCGCAGCAGCATGGCTCAGTAAAGTACCACCAGCAGTCAGCGGCCAGAACGGCCACTCAACCACCTACACCGCAGCCGTGGGCCTCGTCCACGGCTTCGGCCTGTCCGAGGGGGACGCTCTCAGCCTCCTCTCGGACTGGAACCGCTCCTGCCAGCCACCCTGGAGCGACCGCGAACTCATCCACAAGATCCGCGACGCCGCCTCCAAACCCCACGACAAACCAGCCGGCCACCTCCTCCATGCATCCGGCAGCCCTCAACACACAGACCTCACACGAGTCGTGTTCAAGCGACCAACAACCACACCCGACCCCACAGCCTCACAGTTCAAACGATTCCTAGAAGCCGCCTTCGCTCCCACCGAAGTCGTCTGCATCTGCGAACAAGTCGAAGACGGCAAACCCAACACCAGCGGCTCCTTCCTCCCAGTCGAGGAATGGATCAAACGCTTCGACACCCCAGACTCCATCCTCCTCCGAAAGGACCGCCTCGATGGCGTCTTCGTCCGCATCAACCCCTTCAAGCCAAACCTCTACAGTGGCAGCGACAACGACGTAGCCGCCTATCGCCACGTCCTCGTAGAGTTCGACGAACTCCCCAAGCCCGAGCAGGAACAACGCCTCCGATCCTCCGGCCTACCCATCAGCGTCCTCATCGATTCCGGCGGCAAAAGCATCCACGCATGGGTCCGCGTAGACGCATCCTCCCGCAAGGAATGGGACGCCCGCCGCGACGAAATCTACAAGGCCATCCCCGGCGTCGATCCAAAGAACAAGAACCCATCCCGCTTCTCACGCCTCCCCGGCGCATGGCGCGGCGAATCCCAACAGAAACTGTTGGCCACCAACCTGGGCGCAGACTCATGGGAGGATTGGCTCACCAACCGCGAGAGCGAGGAAGACCAAGCCACCATCGTCTCAGTCCGAGACCTCATCTACTTCGACCCTGCCAACGATCCAGACAACCTCATCGGCAACCGCTGGCTCACACGCGGATCCTCCATGATCGTGTCCGGCGGCACAGGCATCGGCAAATCCTCCCTCATGATGCAGATCGTCATCCGCTGGGCTCTCGGCCTCGACTTCTTCGGCATCACCCCAGTCCGACCACTCAAGATCGGCGTCGTCCAAGCAGAGAACGACAAGGGCGACCTCGCGGAAGCGTTTCAGGGGGTCGCCAAAGGGCTGGAAACGACAGGCGATGAGATGAAGCGGTTACAGGCTCAGCTTGAGTTCAGAACCGAATCCGTCCGCACCGGCGACTCCTTCCTCGCCTACGCCCGACGCTTCATCCACCGATCCAAACTCGATGTCATCGTAGCCGATCCGCTCTTCTCCTACTTCGGTGGGGACTTGAGCGACCAAGGCGAGGTCAGCGTGTTCCTGCGCAACAAACTCCAGCCCATCCTCCACGAGACCAAGGTCGTCTGGATCTGGATGCACCACATCTCCAAACCCCAACGCAAGGACGGCGAACCACTCACCACCATGGAACTGGCCCACGCAGGATTCGGCTCCTCCGAACTCGCCAACTGGGCACGAGAGATCGCCGTACTCCACGAAGTAGGCCAGTCCAAGCCCAGACGCTTCCAGCTAGCATTCTGCAAACGCGGATCACGCCTCCCAGCCAACAACCTCAACCTCCAACACGCAGCCACAGGCATCAAATGGGAACAATGGAACCCCATGGTAATGACCGGCGCACAACTCAAAGAGAAGAAACCGTATGCCAATAAGGCCAAGCGGAGGGACGCGATATGACATACAGAGATAGGTTCGGATCAATGCCCAAGCTCAAGCATGACAAGAACCCACAGCAGAGCGAAGTCATCAATCACATAGCGGGAGCGATGCAATGTGATACAGAGCGGGCCAGTCGATTGTTCAATGAACTCCGCAAGCGCGGGATCATTGTATTCGACCGCATCGACCGGGCATGGCACGGCGCCGACAACCGCACCATCAGGTACACCGACTCCGAACGCATCGAGAGGCTGGAGATCAGGCTCGAAACCCTGGAAACCAAGCACCGCCGCCTGCTCGCCGCCTACCGCGCACATATCCAACTAGGGGGGTCTCCTTAGGGGGGGTCTCAGGGGCCAATGGGGCACCCCTAATTGGACACTTCCTCCCCCCTAGGGCAACACCCACTATCCCCTCTAAATAGGGGAGTGTCGCCCCCCCATTCCTTGGGCTACCCTGCCCAAGGGGGGGCGACACAGTACCTATCCCAATTGCGAATCGCTCGGTCGCTCTTTCTCCCCTATTTGGAAGTCATCAATTCCGCCGAGAGTGATTTGTGGGGGTGGGGTTGGGAGGCGGGAATGCCCCGCGCTGGAGCTGGAAGGGGTCAAGGAGCGCGTTTGATTGGAGGTTGGTGTGGAGACAGCGGATGAGGGGTGTCGGGCGCTTGGAAACGAGGGATTCGGGGGATGCGGATGAGCGGGTTGTCAGCCCCCCCCCGCGAGATCCCCCCTAGGGGGGTGCGAAAAGGGGGGGGTGCGGGGGGTGAGTGGCCTACTCGACAGACCCCCACTGCTCGGCCATCGCACGGGCAATCCCGGGGTAGGTCTTGCTCCGCTCCTTCCAACGAGTAGGACTCGGACCCAATTTGTTCTGACCACTAAGAGTCTGATTGGCCCACCTACCAGAAGCAGGTAATGATAATACGTTTGTGGGTACCAGCGGGGGCAGGTTCCTCAGCCATAAACACGTCCGCTTGCTCGCGTCATCACCAAACTGCCACGGCTGTATCATCTGCGTGGGTTTGCATATCCGTGTGTTGATAGCACCAACAGGATTCTCTATCGCAATACGGGGAATCCCGCTATTGAGCAACAAATGCACAAATCCGAGCGCATCCTCGGTCAGCTTCGGGTCGCGGAGGCCGCGGGTTGTCCAATGCATCCCGCTCGCGCACAGATAGGTGCAGGGCGGGAACGCAATCATCATGTCCCACCGCTCGGTCAGGAGATCGCGCACATCCCCACGGTAGTGCTGGCCAGGAGTGTCGCTCGGCTCAAAATCGCAACTCCATGCGTCCCAGCCCTTGCCAGCGAACGAATCACGCACCCGCCCGCTGTACTCACAAGCCACAAGCACACGCTTCACTGGCCCACCCCCATCAGATCCGGCTCCACCAGCATCACATGGTAGTCCACCACATGACGCAGATAATGTCCCCAGCTACGGAAACCAAGCTCCCGAGCCCGAGCCTGCAACGCCATCAGCAAGGAGTAATCCATCTGGAAACTCGTGGTAACCATGCAGGAATCACTCACTTGGCACCCCCTTCCTCAAGCGAACAAACAAGCAGGTTCCAATCACGCACACGCTGACGAGCCTGCTCAATCGCAAACTCCCACTCCTTCTCTTCACGCCGCATTCCACGCACCGACTGCGGCATGATACCAGCATCATGCAACCGCACCATCTCAATCAGGATCTCAATCGGACTCACAGCATTCCTTTCGTTTCATCCACCGCTCCATGCGGCGATGGACCCAACCTACCGCACCATGCCCCTCCGCGTCAAGCGGGAATCTGCCGCACCATGAGGAAATTGATGGACGCGATTCCGGCCAATGTTTACGGGCCTCCCAAGCGAAATGCGGCAGACCACGCAGGAATTTGTCCGATTTTCCAGACCCAGATTCCGAATCCCGAATCTCGGTATGGCGTATGCCAAGCATAGGACATCCAATGTCGCACCCTGGGGGGGATAGGACATCGAGTGTCCGATGCTGGTAACCTGGCGAAGGGGTACGGGTAGGAAGGAAGGAAGCGGGAAGCGGGAAGCGCATAACCTGGTGCCCATGGACTGGCCCACTAAGGCAAAGAAAATGCCCCGCTGGGCGAACCATACGGGGCGCGAAAGGAATGAGGCTTCCTAGCTATTCAAGGTCGGAGGCTAGTGCGGAAACCAGCATCAAAAGGAAGCAGACAATGCACAAGGCTAGGAAGCCAAGGGCGCGAAGGATGGGCTTCATGGATTGCCTTTATCGCAAACAACTTTGCCGTTGAGACGCTTCGCCAGCCGTTTTGCGTCACGCTTGGCGTTCGGACCTTGGAACGTGTAGAAAGACCCACGGCCTTTGCCGTAGATGACAGTCCAATAAACCTTCATGGATTCGTGGGGGATAGGGTTTCAGAAAGCCTGCACAACGATTCCGCCGTCAAATTCGACCACTTGGGTCCGGTTCTGGAGCCACTCAAGCGGGGTCTCTTCCTTTGAATCGATCCCGTCCTTGAATCCGTAATCCTTGGCCGCCTCAAGCGCGGAGGGGTATTCTCTCCACTCACAGCAGATTCCGACGGGGTCGAGTTCGAACTCGGTGCCGCAGGAGTCTTCGTACTCTTCCAGATATTCGAACAGCGCGCGTCGCGCGGGGACGGTGAATTGAGATTCCCGGCCGCATGCGCGGAAGGAATCGACGAAGTGATACTCTGTAACGGTTTGTTTCATGATGTTTGTTCCGGGCATCGATTGCCCGCCGGATCCCACCAGTTGCCCGATGGGATCGGACGGGGAATCAGTCGCAATCGGTGACCAGCGATTCCTCAGCTTCAATCGCTGAGTGGATTTCAAACCAGACACACTCTAATTCGGAGGAAACCTGCGCCAAGGCTTCGGTGACTTCGGCGGGGAAGAGGTCCGCGTTTTCCCCGTCCATTCCCCGATACCGGAATGACTCGGCGGCGGCGGACATAAAGGAAAGCAACGTCTCAAAAGCGGATTCGATGGACGGATTCCCACGCAAGGCAAGGTCCGTCACTTTGTGTTCCCCGAATGGGCCGTCCAGAATGAAACCGGACGGGGACAGGGAAACGGTGACCTGCTCTTCCCCTTTGCCGATGGCGACGGACGGAAGCAAGCGAGCAGAGATGATGAAGGGATGGGATAGGGTCACAGGGCACCCCCTTTCGTAACCGTGAACCGGATGTTGTGTCCCGTGGTTTCGTTGCGGCCCGACGCGTAGCCGATGAAAGCGGAGAACTCGATCAAGGAGAAATCCTTGGTCCACGACTCTTCGTTCAGGGTTCGGACGATGCCGCGACGACCGAACGCGCGACGGGCCGCGCGCTTCGCGAACACTTCCGCAGCGTCAAGGATTCCATCAGCGCGGACGCAGCGGAAGCCGTTGCAATGGTAGAGGTTCACAGAACACCCCCAAGGATTGCGTCAACCAGAAGGAAGACGATAGTTGCGACGACAAGGAAGCCCAAGGCAAGGATCGCAAGGGCAGAGGCTAAGGATTGGAGTTTTTTCATGGGATCAGCGAAGGATTTCCAGACCCGTTTCTCGGGGCGCGGCGACATAGTGCAACGGAGAACGACGGAGAGCAACAAAAAAATTTAGGGGATCGCCAGGTTAGCTTTGTGGTGCAAAGTGGGGGGCATGATGGGGACGAGCGAAATGGTGCCGAAGGTGCAGGGGAAACGGAAGGGGTGGAAGGTCCAAGGAATTCGTCGCTCCAATCCAAACAAAAAAAATGGTCCCGATCCAAAGGAGATTGCCGATCCCGATTGGGCTCGGGTGTTGGATGGTGCATCGCTCGGGATCCCGTTTGAGCGTCTCTGCCATCTCGCAGGGATGAGCGAAAAGACATTCGCCAAGTATTTATTGAGGCACCCCGATAGGAAGGAAGCAATCGAAGCAGCTAAGACCAGAGGAGAATACGATCTTACCTCTGTCGTTCGCACTTGCGGCCCCGGCTGGCAAGGTTCCGCGTGGTTGTTAGAAAGAACACGTGGATATGTAGCTAGGGCTTCGCTAGAACATACAGGAAAGGGCGGCAAAGATTTATCAATAAGCGGTGCTCTGCTGGGAGCTTTCGGTAATACTAAATAAAGACCACGGGGGGGGGACGACCCCCAGGGTGGGGGTTGAGGTTACCTGATACCCCCCTCTTCCAACCGCCCACAATTTTATGCCTGTCAAGCAAATAAAGCGTAAACGTTCTCCATCGTTGGGGATGGGTTCGCATATCCCTGCGTGGAAGCAGCGGAAGATGTTGGAGGAGGCGCAGAGGCTGGAGAACTTTCCTGAGATGATGCTTGGCCTACGGGATGTGTATCCGTGGCAGAAGGCAGTGTTGGGGGCGTTGAATGAGAAGCATGCGAAGGTGGCGTTGAAGGCTGCGAATGGGTCTGGCAAGACGAGCATGGTGGCGGCGAGTGTGGTGATTTGGCATATGCTTCGTTGGCCGGGGAGTTTGGTGGTGTGTACGGCTGGTGTGTATCGTCAGGTGGCGGATGCGTTGTGGCCGCATTTGCGGAAGATGATCAATGGGTTGGGGGGTGAGGAGAATGGTTTCTCGATCAAGGATGGTGAGGTGCGGTATGTGTATCCGAGGAAGGTGGATGGTCAGGAGTTGGTGAGTCGGTGTATTGGGTTTTCGGCTAGTAATCCTGAGAAGGCTGAGGGGTGGCATGTGCAGGGGCCGAGTGGGGATTTGTTGTATGTGGTGGATGAGGCGAAGGCTGTGCCGGACGGGATTTTTCAGTCGATGGAGCGGTGTCAGCCGACGCGGGTGTTGTTGATGAGTAGTCCTGGAGGGAGCAGTGGGTATTTCTATGAGGTGTTTCGGAGGAATGATGGGAAGTGGAAGACGTTTACGGTGACGGCGTATGATTGTCCGCATATTCGGAAGGAGTGGATTGAGGAGCAGGTGGCGAGGTGGGGAGAGGGTCATCCGTTGGTGCGGTCGATGATACATGCGGAGTTCATGGAGGATGACGGGAGTTTGACGGCGGTGCGGACGGCGGACTGGCAGAGGTTGGTGAGTGGCCCGCCGAAGGAGGATACGGAAGGTCACCGTTTGACTGCTGGTTGTGATTTCAGTGCTGGTGGGGATGAGAGTGTTCTTGTGGTGAGGCAGGGGAACGTGGTGAAGGGTTTGGTGAGGTGGCGGGACAAGGACACGATGGCGAGTGTTGGGAGGTTTATCAGTGAGTTTCGGAAGTGGAAGTTGAAGGCGGAGGATGTGTATGCGGATGTGGGTGGGATGGGGATCGTGATGTGCGACGCTCTCCGAGCGGAGGGTTGGGATGTGAGGCGGGTGAATTTTGGGGAGCGGGCGATTCGGGATGATCAGTTTGTGAATCGTGCGGCGGAGATGTGGATTGAGTTTGGTCGGATGGTGGAGGAGGGGAAGGTGAACTTGGGGCCTGTTGGGAATGACGAGGTGTTGTTGCAGCAGTTGGTTACCCGGAAGGTGCGGACGAATGGGAAGGGGAAGCTGACGCTGGAGGGGAAGGACGAGTTGAGGGCGAGGGGGATCAACAGTCCTGATCGTGCGGATGCGCTTGTCCTGGCGTTCTGTGGTGGTGGTGGGAAGAGGATGGATGAGTATCTGAGGGCGGTGGGAGAGGATGGGAGGAGTTTGTTGGAGAGGATGGAGGAGGAGATTGGCCCACTGGAGCCGGAGGGGGTTGCGCTTGCTGGATGTGAGGTAGGGGGGTAGGAAGGGGTGAAGGAATATGATGACTGAAAAGGGGCGGAGTGATTTGCAGGGGCAGATACTGACGAGTATCGAGCAGCGGAGTCCTTGGGAGTTGCGGCAGACTCGGTGGTATGAGTTGCGGCATCATGGGCTTCGGCGGACGAACAAGCCGTGGCCGAAGGCTGCGGACCTGCATTGGCCGTTGATTGACACGGCGATTGAGAAGCTGAAGCCGTTGTTCTTGCAGCAGGCGTTGGGGATGGATGTTGTGGCCAGCTTTGTGCCGATGAGGGCGCAGTTGAATGCGTACACGAAGGTCGCGGAGGACTGGTTCAACTACAAGATTCGGGAGAAGACGAACTTTGTGGATGAGGTGTTGAGCTGGGTGGATTACACGCTGATGAGTGGGCGTGGGGTGATGAAGTGTTTCTGGAATCCTGGGGACAAGAGGGTTGGGTTTGAGGCGGTGGATCCGATGTATTTCGTGGTGCCGCCGTACACGACGGATTTGCAGGATGCGGACTGGGCGGTGCATGTGATGCCGATGAGTGTGGGTGCGTACAAGCGCATGGCTGGCCAGTTTGGTTGGAAGGCGGATTCGAAGACGATAGCGAAGATCCGTGGGAACCCGCAGGAGGACGACAACATTCCGGGTGCGGCGAGTGAGAATGACGCGAAGCAACTGCGTGAGGGTATTACTTACACGAGCAACACGGATGGGGTGATCATCTGGGAGGTGTATCGGAAGACGGATGCTGGGAAGTGGGAGGTGTATTTGTACAGTCCTGCTGCTGTGGATCTCGATCTCCGAGATCCCATGGAGTTGCCGTACGACCATGGGCAGTGTCCCTTCGTGGATTTCCCGTATGAGATCAAGGACAAGGGGTGGTTCAGTCCGCGAGGGGTGTGTGAGATCTTGGCTCCGTTTGAGCTGAGCATGACCTCGATGTGGAACCACAAGCATGATGCGATGACGTTGTACAACCGTCCGTTGTTCCGGGCGGAGCGGGAGTTGCCGAACAGCATCAATCTGCGGTTTCAGCCGGGGCAGATC